GGCCAAAGTCCATGGGTCAACCATTGCGGCTACCTCCGAATCTCTCGGCGACCCATTGCAGCCATCCGGGCATTTTGCCGCCCTCGATCCACTCCAGAAGACTGATGCAGACGGCCACGCAGAAGAGCGCACCGAAGAATGCGACAAGGCCGGAAGTCCTGGCCCATTCGCGGCCGATGACTTCGCTGGCCACGTAATAGCCCAGCACCCAGGACGCGATGAAGTAGCCGAACCGGGCCAGTGGCTTCAGATCCTTGGCGAACACCACGAAGAACATGGCGCCGGCGAACGCACCAACAACCGCGTTCACATCAACGCCGGGCATCATGCTCGCCGCCGTAACACCGGTGACCCCTGCCACACCCGCAGCCGCCTGAGCGGCCAACACTGCACCGCTGCTTGGCTCTGCCATTTGCGTACCCCAGAAACGAAAAAGCCCCGCACGACGGCGAGGCTCAGGATTGAATTCCAGGCAACAAAAAACCCGCACTTGGCGGGTTTCTGGGAGCTGGGCGTAACTTTGCAACTTGGGGAAAAGGTACCGGAACACTCATCATTTGGTCAAGCGACCCGTTTTGCTACGTCTCCTACGCGCTGCCGCTGGTTCCAGTACTCACAGATCCGGTCGCTGTACAGCAGGTGGCGCGACTGGTTTTCGTGCGTGTCACTGCCCCACTCCCGGCGGTACGCGGCGCCGTAGTTGTTCATGCGGCGGAACCAGCGGCGCAGCTGATCCACGTCCATGGCGTTCAGGCGTTTGTGCAGCGCCTCGCGGGCAGATCCGCGGCGCGCGGCGTACGCTTCAGCACGCTGATCGGCGACATGCTCGCGGTCGTAGATGTCCCACCGGCAGCTCCCGAAGACTTTGCGCTCAGCCATCCGAACGATGACCGCCGCCACTGGCTTCAGCGCCTTCGCGTCGAGCTGATCCACGGCACGGGCGATGATTGCCCACACCGGCGCCCAGTCGCGCGCCCAGTTGGCCACGGCGAACTTTGTGCCGTACCAGTCCTGCACGAACTCAGCGACACGGCCAGGGCCCCAGGCTTCGCGGCCATTCACGGCGGCCTGATGGCTCTTGATCGCCGCCAGAGCCATCCAGTAAGCCACCTCGCGACGTTTGGCCGGGTAACCATCCAGATCCACCGTCAGCCACACCAGCGCGTGCGCAACGTTGATGTCCTGCCCATTGGCGACAGGTGAGTACAGCGCGTGCCCGAAGTGCTGCAGCGGCTTGGGTAGCGTGCCGATGGCCGATTGCACCAGGCCGGCAGCGAGCATGTGGGCGCACCGGCCGTTGCTGTCACGCATGGACGGCATGGTCTCCCCGACCACCCTGCCCTTTTTCCCCAGCTTGATCCGCTCCTGAGCCGCTGCCAGCACTGAATCACGGCTTTCGTGAAGCGCTTCCCGCCAGGCTTGCCGCGCACTGATCAGTTTCATGGTTCTCCCCTTGTTGCGTAGTTCTGCGTAGTTCGGTGGTTCAGTGGCAAACGGCTGGTAAGCCCAGCAGGTACAGCCTGAAAGCCCCTGCAAGCAGGATCAGCAGCGACACGCTGCCCAGGGCGAGGTACTTGTTCATGCAAGAAACTCCCGCGTGTGGCGCTCTTTCCCGGTACGGCGCAAGTACTCTTGGCGTTTCGAAACGGCGAGCAGATAGCACTGCACGCAAGCCGAATCGGCAGGGGCCTTGGAAAGGGTTTTAGCCAAGCGAATACAAAAATTCCCGCAGGAGCACCGACAAACCCAACGATTTTTTGGACCATCGAAACGACCGATGACGGTCAGCCGCCCCAGCTTCTTGCCGGTGAAATCTTCCAACTCTGGTGGGTTGTCCTTCATCGGAAGCGGAAGTGCCGAACAAACCTCAGACGCCATTGCGCGATATTCAAAGTGTTCACCGCGTGAAATGACTCTGGCGGCGGTGGCGTTGATCGGTAGCGCGTTGCATGGCTTCACGATGGCTTCCCCTCAAGCGGTACGACCCGGACGATCACGCCCGGGGTTTCGCCGAATTTCTTGGACATGGACACGTTGGTGACCTGCACGTCGTCCTTGAACACGATGCCGTTGATGCCGTCGCAGATGGCTTTCAGGACGTTGTCGATGTCGGGTTTCTTGGTGGGCTTCACTTCGCCGGCGAGTGCTTCGGCGCGTTTCTTCTTCGACCAGGACTGAGCGATCGAGACGAAGATTCGCAGCTCGACCATGACGGGGCCGGTGATCAGATCGCGCCCGTCCATGGCCTGCTGTGCTGCCAGCGCGATCAGGGTTTCGTAGTTCGCGGTCTTGGCCGGTGTGAACATGCGCGCGTGGCCGCCGATGGTGGTGACCCGTGGCCTGCCCTTCCCCACGGCTTCGCCTGGCACGACGAACGAAACAGGGTTCTGGTCGGTCATCACTCGTCCCCTTCCAGCATGCGATGTTTCATCCAATCGACTCCGCCGAGCAATTTCCAGAATTCGCCGTTGGCATGCCAGCCGGTGGAAATATTCCCGTTCTGCTTGATGGCCGTCGTGGCAATAGAGCGAATTTCACCGCGCTCTGCCTCGGCCAGACGCAGTTTCAGGTGCTCAACCACTTCAGATACCGGCTCAACACCTGGAACGGGTGCGCCTGGCAAAGTCCTGACGTTGTCTTCACGCACGGTCATTTCTCCGGATGCCCATTTTGGCCAGCAGCAACGCGCGGCATGCCTTGGGGTCTTTGGGGATTTCGAGGACGTCGACGATGCGGTCGACCTCGTTGCGGGAGTGCTCAAGCTGGACCTGCACGGCTGGGCGCATGCTGTCGTGCACCAGGCCCTTCGCGATTCGTCCTTCCAACGGCTGGCCGGTCTGGGCACGGCGCATGACGATGGCGTAGTTGCGTTCGAAACGCTGGAACAGGGCCTTGTCGCCGTGGGTCGCGGTTCGCAGATCGAAAGTGCTGGTGGCTTCGGCGGCGACTTTGACGGCCTTGTGGCTGTAGGTGCCGCGCAGGGCTTCATCCCACGCTTGCTGGGTGCTTGGCAGATCGTTGACTTGCTTGCACAGGTCGAGGAAGTCGCTCGGCGAAGGTGGGAACTTGCATTCCTGCACCATGCGATGCAGCCCACGGTTGACGGCCTCGTCTCCCAGCTCCTGGATCACGGACATCCACACGCGACGGGCGAGCTGTTCCGCCTTCTCGTCGCCGTAGTGTTTCTCGTACCACGCCGGGTAGGCGGTCTTCAGCGTTGCGAAGACTCGGCGCACAGCGCTGCGCACCTGGTGCTCCAGCTGAGTGACGTTCTCCGGTACCGGTTCACCAATTTGGGTCGGTGAGGATGTCGTGAGCGTTGCGCGTGCGTTTTGGAGCAATTCGTCCACCGGCTTCATGGGATAACCCCTGTGCTTGTTGGGTGCGGGCTTGGCGTTTCAGTTGCTGGGCGAGCGCGTGTTCCCACTGGGCCTGGGTTTTCAGGTCATCGGGGCGGCTGATCCAGTACGAGCGGAATTCGAGAAGTTGGTCGGCGTGGAAGGTCTGGCCGGCCATGCCGTTGCGGTGCAGCACCGCGGTGAACGATTTGGGGTTCGGTTCCCATTCGTCCGTGATAGCGAACCTTGCTCGCGCGGTGTGATCCTCGATCACGGCCGGCGGCGAATCGTTCGTGCGCGGTATGTGTGTTGTTTCTTCTGTATCTCTTCTCTTCTCTTCTATATTCGTTGAGTTCCCGTTGGACGCTTGCTCAACGGTCGTTGAACGGTCGTTGCGAGACCTTGATTTGCTTGTCTTTGCAGCCTGCTTGCGAGCCTCGGCGGACGCCTTTCCGGCGGCAATTCGCTGTTCTTGCGTTGCGCGAACAGCATCCAAATCACGTTCAATCCGGTCGTGAACCCACTCGTTACTACGCTCGTTGAAGAACTCGCTTAACGACCGTTCAACGTCCGTCCAACGCTCGTTGGAAAGCCTTGTAATTCGGGCCAGTCGGGACACTGGAATGGGCTTTCCGGTCTGCCAGTAGTTGAAGATCAGCAACAGGTACGCACCGTGCTCCTCGGTGGTGAGGTGCATGGTGTCAGCGAGGTAGTCGGCAACGTAGAGCTGCATGTACGGGAGGGCTGCCATGGCTATTCCTCCTGCAACTGGTCGACGTTCTGGATCAGCTCCATGTACCGCTTGGCCTGGTGCAGAAGGGTTTCAATGTCCCGCTTGTCGAAACACTGCATGGCCGTGGGTACGACCTTGAGCCCCAGCACGGCCAGGATCT